CGCGCAGGGGCGGTTCTGTCGGGGCTGGTGCTGCGCGCCCGGTGACGGTTTCCCAATGGGCGACGGCTGGCGCGTAGGGGCCGAAACTGTCGCGTAGGGTTCCTGCTGTCTCGTGGAGGTTAGCCCCGTATCCGGCGGATGAGTAGGTGGCGTTGGTGGCCTGCGGGGTGGGCAGAAGGATGCCTCCGGTCGTGAAGAGTCCTTCGCGGGCGATGATGCCGAGGTCGGTGACTTGTGTGCGGCCTGGCTTCTTGCGCAGGTGTGCTTCGGCACTGTTCCCCGAAGCCTGGGCGACGGGTGTGGGGAGGAGCCTGGTCGCCTGAGACAGGCTCATCCCCTTCCCTTCCTGGTGGTACCCGGCTTTCCAGTCTGATGCGGTTGGTGTGGGGATCAGTGTTCGAGGTGTTCGATCACGTCCGCTAACGTCGGGCCATGACCGCCCGCCCGGCGTTTCTCGGGTGGTTGGCTCCCACCGTTCGAGCCAAGGTTGGCCGTGGGGGTGAGCAACAACGAAGACTCGAGCCCGTTTGTGGGGCGCTCCAACGTCGGAAGCCTGAACAACTGTCCACGTCGCGTCATACCCGATGCTGGCAAGGTCTCCGAGTACACGCCCGAGTGCTCGGAGAACAGGTCCGGTTGGCCGTCCTCCCAGATGTCCCTGGTCGGGTTCCATGAGGCTAAAAGCTGATGCACTGAGCGCTCCTTGCACGTTTTCCCAGACGACTAGCCGGGGTCGGATAACTGCGATCGCGTGGAACATGGACTCCCACAGGCCTGATCGCGTGTTCTTGAACATGCCAGCTCGAGCGCCGGCCATTGACAGGTCGTTGCAGGGTGAGCCGCCGCAGATCACGTCTACGGGTTCAACCTGGCTCCAGTCGATGCGCGTGATGTCCCCGAGGTTGGGCACGTCAGGGTGGTGCTGGGCGAGGATGGCTTGGGGGCCGGGTTCGATGTCACTCACCCATGCGAGGCGTGCGGGGCCGAGGGCGAGTTGTACGCCGAGGTCTAGGCCACCGTTAATAGCCCGAGAACAGGCTTCCGATTGTGTAGTTCCCAGGCAGTTGCATCACCTCCGAGAGGATGTCGGGGAAGGTCGTGGTCTTGTCCTTCACGGGGGCGGCAGGTTCAACGGTGGGCGTGTCCTGCTCGGATTGTTCGGGGGCCTGGGCGGGTTCCTCGATCTTTGGCTCAGTGAGGGCCTTGTACTCCTCGAGGGTCTTGCAGCCCATGCGGAGCATCTTGCGGCGCTCGGCGTGCGTGGTGCCGCCCCAGATTCCCTCGCAGGAGGGACCCTGAGCGAGCGCTTCCTTGAGGCACAGATCCTTGACAGGGCAGTCAGCACAGGCTCTCAGGGCGAGGCGAGCTTCCATGTTGCCGTTTGCTCCGCGCTCGGGGAACCAAGCGTCGGGGTTGAGGGCTCCCACGCACGCAGCCCTCTCGGTCCACGCTTCGGGCATGACGAGAGAGCTGAGCGCTCCGTTGTCCTGGTCGTTGAGGCTCATCACTGCCCCCCTGCTGCGGGGCGGGCGGACCACTGATCGTATGTACCAACAGGGATGTCGAGGTGGTGGGCGACGGTGACAGCGATCGTGCTCACGGGGCTGGTCTCCCAGTTGGGAGTGAGGAGTACGCCGTCGCACTGGGTCAGCATACACAGGTTGGCTCGGTCGTTGGTGCCGTTGTCGGCTGGGTTGGCTGGTTCGTAGCCGAGGAGCCTGAGAGCGTCTTCGGCTGCGTAGGAGGTCTCGCGCGTGTAGCCAAGAGGCAATGCGACGTAGATCCGTTTTGACATGAGTTCACCCCTTTCAGGTGGTGGTTTGTGTGGTTATTTGGTGGGGATGCGGTGACCGGCATCGTCAAGGAGGAACAGGCCGTCCTTGTATTGGACGGGCACATCGTGGGGGTCCGCGTATTGGGAGACCGCCCACCCGTAGTTGCGGGCTTCGCGCCTGTTCACTTCGACGTGGCCGTGGCATCCAGTGGTGCCGGAGCCGCATAGGACGATGAGGTTTGCGGGGCTATTGACCGATGGGTCGTTTGTGCCGCCCATGCCGCGGGCTTTGCGGTGCTGGATGCTGGATTGGATGTAGGTGACATCCTTGCCGCATCGAGCGCACCGCCACATGTCGCGCCCGTAGATGAGTTCGCGGGTTTGCTGGCTCGGGCCACTACTGGTTCGCGCCGCCGCCAGGTTTCGCTGTTTCCGGCCAGCCTTCGTTCCAGTTCTCAGGGTCATCGTCCACCTCGCCTCCGTGCGCGTTGTAGGACGATTCCAGGTCGTCCATGTTGTCGGCGGGCGCATCGCCGTCGAGGGGAAGTTCAGCGGTGGGTTCCTGAGCTGGGTTGGTCTCTGCTGCGTACTGCTGGATGCCGGCGAGGAGGGCGGGCATGTCGTTCATGCTCAGGGAATCCACGTTGTCTACGTCGGCGCGCTCGTCGTCGCCGAAGACGTAGGTGAGGATGATGGGCAGCTCACCCTCGGGGACACCATGCTCCTTCATGGTGCGCTGAATCATCACCATGCGATCAGAGACGCCCTCCGACTTCTGGGAGCCGAGCGGCGGATACACCTTTGGGCGCTGAGAATCGTCGTAGAGGCCGTAGGACTCCTGTGCGGGCGCGGGGGCCTGCTGGGGCTGCTGAGCCGGTTCTGGGCGCTGCTGGGGGGCTTCCTGGGGCTGTGCGGGCATGTACTGGGTGTATCCCTGCTGTGCTTGCGGGCGAGGCTGCTGCGGGCTCTGGTAGGGCTGCGTGGGAGCCTGCTGCTGAGGCGCGGGCGACTGCGGGGCCGGGGCCTGCTGGGCGGGCTGGCGCTGGCCGGAACGGATGCCCGACTTCTTCGCCTGGCGCAGGAGCATGTCAAGCACCTGCTCAGCCTCGCGAAGGTTCATGGTGTCGTATCCCCTGCCGGGGCGCACGTTGCGGCGCACGATTTCGGCGAACGTGCCTTCGCTCAGGTTCAGCTTGTCGCGGCCCTTCTGGATGCGCTCGCGCACCTCGTCGATCTTGTCCTTGTCGCGCTCGTACTCGATCACGCCGATACGGGCGTTGACTTCCTCCAGCTCTCGCGGAGTCATGAGGGCGACGGGGATGCCGGGGAGGGTCACGCCGTCGAGGACTTCGGCGACCTTCTCGTTCGAGAGGTTCAGTCGTGTCATGTCGTGCTTCACCTGCTCGCGCGTGTCCAGGACGCGCGAGGCCGACTCGGCGGTTTGGAACTCTTCGGGCACGTAGCTGAAGCCCAGGAGCACTTCGGATGCTGCGTGACGGCACACCTCGCTCATGGCGCGGGCGGTGAGCATTGCCTTCGGGTACTGGACCCACGTGGGGGTCGATTCCCACAGGCCAGCGACGCGGGCCTTCTCTTCGTCCCAGACGGCGACGTGCTCGAACGAGGGGTCATCCTTACGGATGAGGGTGGCGGTGGCCGTGTTGGTTTCTGCGTCCCACTGCTCGCGGAGCGTGTGGCCTGCGTTGCGGACGAGCGCGGACATGAGCTGCGCCGTCATTGCGGGCTTCACGTCCTTGTCGCCGATGAACGACAGGCCACGCAGGGCGGTGATGAGGGGGATGTTCAGGTGCTTGGCGATCTGCATGAGCAGATACATGTCACCCGTGTTTCCTCGCATCTGGTAAGGCACGAGCGCGTGTGCCTGGGCGTAGATGCCAGCTTCGGCCAAGTCGCGACGCATTTCCTCCTCACTGAGTGCCTTGTAGCCGGGCATCTCATACGAGATCGTAGGGGTTTCCTCAGCCTTCTCAACAGTCTTGGAGGCGCGGGTCTTGGATGCAGCCTTCTTAGCGGCGGGCTGTGCGTTGGTGGTCTTGTGGGACATGTAGGTAACCTTTCTCTACATGTAGTGGACGTGGTAGAAGTTTTACTTCTTCTTGGGATCGATGTCGTAGGTGAGCAGTCGATAGAAGTCCTTCAGCGTCATGCCGCCCTTCTTCTCCAAAAGGTGCCTCTCCTGATCTTCACTCATTCGAACAACCAAGGTTTCCTTCGTATACGCCGTGGTATCCACGACGCCGTCGGGAAGAACACCTCCGTTCTGTTCGACCAGCTTCTCCAGGTTCTTGATGAACTCTTCGGGGAACACGACAGACGGCTGCGCACCGTGGTCGATGCCATGCTCCTCGCACCAAAGCATAAGCCCTAGGGCGTTTTCGACCTCAAGGCCGGTGCCAGCCTTTCGCGACGGACCCCTATAGGAGAGGGTGCCCGAGTTACCTGTTGCGTCCGCGTCAATCTTGAGCCCGCCCTTCTCTGCAACTACAGGGAACAAACTGTCCAGCTCCTTGATGATGTACTCACGGGCTGGTCCTTCGGCTTCTTTGATGAGACCCTTGAAGTACTTGGCCAGCGCGAGGACTACAGGGGCAATCTCCACCCAGTCATCTCCACTCAGAACCTTGGGGATCTTCTTCGGTTTACGTGGTGCCATTGTGCTTGCCTTTCTTGCGTGAGATTCGTGGAGGCGTGGTTGCTTCCGACGGGTAGTTTCGGGCGTTGATGCGCGCCCTTGTAATGAGAGCATGGGCGGCGCTGGTCTGGCGTGCCTTAAGGGTGAGCTGTAGGCGCGCGAGCGTTTCCGCCGCTGATGGTGCCGCTGGTGGGGCTGGGTCTTCTTCTGTCACTGACTGGCCTTTCGGTTGATGTCTCGGAGAACTGCGACGAGTTCGCGCCCCTTTGGCGTGAGCTGGTGGAGCTGGGCGGTGCGCCCAGTGGATGTCTTGGCGCGCCTGGGCAGGTCTTCGACGTAGCCCTGCTTCTTCCAGTCAGACACAATGGTCCGAGCGCGAGACGGGGTAAGGTCCGTGAAGAATGCTTCGTCGGTCAGTTCTTCGCTGATCCACTCGGGCTTCTTAAGGGCCTTGAGTTCCGCGAAGAGAAGCCACGACTTCGAAGCATTGACGGCGAGGGCCGCATCCCAGCTTGTCTGGGGGTCGGTGAGTCGGGCGCGGGCGGGGGTGGCGGTGATGGCGGTCATGGTGTCTTGTTCTTTCTCTCTGCGTGTCCGTCTTCTTTTAGTTGCCCAGTGTGCCCAGTCCGTTCTTGATACGCCCCTGCATGTTCTTGGTGGCGCGCGAGATGGCCTTACTGAGGCGTTCGCGCGCTTCCACGTAGTTGCCTCTGGTGAGTTCGGTGTCGTATGTGCAGAGCTTGGATTCGGTCGCGCGCATGTTGTTGTTGACTTCAGCATCGTGCAGTGTGGGGAGGTTGCGGAGGTTAAAGTAGTGGTTGTCGTAGACGAGGTTTCCGTGCTCGTCTGTGTCTCTCCTGAAGAAGCGGATGAGCATGAGCGTCACAGCGTCCCCGTTGTAGGATGCCATTGCCTTAGCGCCCTTGGCGCTGTTGACGCGGCACTCGAAATTGGCGACAAACGAGAACATCTTAGAGAAGTCGGGGATAGACAGCGAGTTCCTGCCCCTCTTCGCTGTCACGTAGTTCGCGCAGGAGGGCACCCATGTCGCTGTCCTGGTGGATGAGGCGGTGAACCTCGGTGACGAGAGCGAGCGCAGTGCTGGCGACCATCGCGTCCTCAAAGTAGCGCATGGTGCCCTGCGTGTACTCCTCGAACTTGTTGGCAGCCCTGTAGTATTCGGCCGCCCGCTGAGCGATTTCCTCTTTTTCATCCTGGGTGAACCACACATTGAAGATGGGCACGTCGATGTTTCCGTCGGCGGTGATGATGTCCTGGTAGCCGCGTCGGTCGTTGTCTACGACGGCAAGGTTGGCGATGGCGCGGGAGCGCGCATCTCGGGAGGTCGTGTAGGTCTTGGCCGCAGTGTCGGCGAGTCTGGTGTAGTTGATGGTGGTGTTGGTGGTCATGGGGGTGTCTCCTTCTCATGTGACTGGGTTATGGGTTTGATCGTAGCTTGTGGGTTAGTTTGTCCGCAAGCGCTAACATCCGCCTAATTGGTTAAGTAGATCACATGCAGTTTGGGGCTGAGAAAAACCCCGGAACCACCAACCAGCAGCCCCAGGGCCTCCGCGCAGTGGCCTCACCGGCCACCAGTAACGCCTCGACGATCAGCCTCCGACGCACATGCGAGCACACGCTCAAACGCTGCGCTCACATGTCGCATCTGATTCTCGGTGCGCTTCTGCACCCATGGGGTGAGTTGGCTACGTCGAGCGAGCGTATCCATATCTGCGCCACCCTTCTCGAGGTCGTCAGCCCAGGCGCGCAGGACGCGAGCGAGGTCTCTCTGCGCGTAAACCGTGTCGCGGGTGAGCTCGGTGGGGCGTTTTCTTTTCGGCGTCATGATTACTGTTCCTTTCAGTTGATTCCTTGCATGTCGCAGCATGGGGCGGCACCTCCCTTGATGTGTTCAGAGGGGAGGTGCCGCTCGTGATGAGAATGAGGGGTGGGTCAGGCTTCATTCCATGAATGTGATCTCACCCAGGTTTGCAGTGAGGATCTGTGCTAGTCGGTTCTTCCCGATTGTTCGTCCAATGTTGTTGCCGTGGCGATCATATGCCCACACTGTTCCGTAATCTAGGCAGAACTGTGCGATTGCTGGCTGACCGTCAGCGCCAACAGCTAGGGGATGATTGTCGGAGAGGGTAATGCAGCCGCTCCCCTGGTATGTAGCTTCAGCCAGTACGAGAAGGGTGTGCCCGTAGGCGACCTGTTGCGGCGTACCTACCCGCAAGGCCTTTTCGACGCTGCGAGCAAACCACTTAGGGGGAACCACATCCATTGTGGGGCATCGTTCCACAGGGGTAAGCATCGCCACCCGCGCTCCCCTAGAGATGCTGCCGATTAGGTAGCCTGATGTGGCGCTAACGAATACGTTTGTCTGTTTCGCTCCAACTCGCTTCACGCCATCCATCAACTTATTAACTTCGCGTTTGATAGTCGGGAGATGTGGAGGCACATAGCCTTCATCCCTTGGTGTAAAAGGCATGTTTCATTCCTTCTGGTTTAACCGCAATTAGGAGAAAGAGATGATCGGTCCAGGCGCAGAGGTGAGAGCCTGCATGACCCCTGCTTTCGTGTAGGAACTGATGAGCTTCCCATCTGCGTCAAGAGCTTCTACTCTCTTGGCCCCTCGAACAACGAAGTGCGCGATCCTCGTTCTCTGCGCGAATGGATGCTGCGACCCAAGGTCAATAGTTCCACAGTTGCCGCTAAGGGCTCTGCTGGCTGCGGTGAGTGTTCTCCACCAGTCCTGTTGCGCGCACGTTCCCATGTGACGGATGAACTTGCGTGCTGCGTTCGCGAACCACTGGGGCGGCACCACACTCAGGGGCACAGGGGCACTGTTGCGAGTCACAAATGACGCTACGCTAATCCTGCCACCGTAGAAATTGACGAACCCGAGCACAGGCTCACCCGAGTCGAGGATAGCGAACGCTACATCGCCTTTGACGACGAACCTGCGAGTCGGCCCCATTTTAGCCTCGAAGACGGGGTGCACATCCTTTGTTGCGAAAGCCATGGCCATCAGAAAGGTGTTACTTCGTAGAAGAGGCTACCTGGCTCATCCGTGAGCGCATAGAGGAGGTCGGCCTTCTTAATGGTCCTGACCGTCTCCAACTCGGCGTTTTTGATGCGGAACTCTGTCTCCTTGCCTTCGATGTCGAAGGCGCAATAGTCACCAAACGCCTTTCTGAGCGGATGCCCCTCATTGAGAGTGATCCAGCGCATGTAATCCACCGATGGGAATGTTTGCTGAGCCGCTAGGAGCGTTTCGAGATACCACTTCTTTCGCTCGTCACCCCGCATGTAGGGTCGGGCTGCTTCGATGAACCAGCGCGGGGGGACCGTGCGTAGGGCGGGACAGGCGCTCACAGGGACAACTGCCTGGATCCACAGTGTTCCGCGTGGCGAGCGGAACCAGCCGATAACGGGCTCCGCGTCGGGGAAGGCGACGAAGAATACGTTGCCCTTCACTGCGATGTTGTCGGCAGTCGGATACTTCGACTGCACCACTTCTCGCTTCTGAGCGGCAGTGAACTGTGCCATTAGTAGTTCCTTTCAGTTGGTGGTACAAGTTGCCAGCGCGTCGGCGAGGGCTTGCTTTTCCGGTGTGGTCACTGTGAGAGCGTAGCGGGTTTTGATCTGCACCTGCTTAGAGGCATAGGTGCAGGCGTATGCGCTGTTTGGCGGCATCCACTGGTCTGCGCTCTTGGAGCCCTTGGCCATGTTGTCGTGGCCGTTGACGGCCACGAGGTTGTCAGGGTCGTTGGCGAGAGCTTCCCTGTCCTCCTGGGTGAGCTTATATGCGCCGGACTGCCAGGCGTTCTCGAGGGCGACAACATGGTCGATCTGGACCTTCGACGCCTCCTTCTTGGAGAAGTCGATCCACGTGCCTGAGTATGGGTCTGGGAGGTGGCCGGCGGTGATGACACAGGCGTTGCGTCGGTCGCTGACAGTTCGGAGATCACGGGCGAGGATGTCGTTCCTCGTGTCGCAGCCGTTGTGGTCCACGTCCTTCCAGGCGGGGCCGAACTGCTCCACCCGGTTGTACTTCTCAGGCGGTGCGGGGTTGTCGTTGACGGTCAGGTTGTCAAGGTCGCTGAGGGTTCCGTCAGCAACAGCACTGGTACCCACCGCATCGCCGACGGACTTGCCTTCATCCGATGAATGCACTCTTCCATAGGACCAGAGGAAGAAACCTACAAAAAAGATGATGCCTACAAATAGACACACGCTGTCAATCGTTAACCACTTACGCTTTCTCATGTTGCTGTTCCTTTCACGCCCACGGGCTGACGGCGTGGATGAAATGGATGGTGGGGATGAAGCCACACAGGGCATAGCCAATGATGCCGTTGATGGCCCATGCGCTCCAGTGGATTGTGAGGGGCACGTCGGGGTAGCGGCGGAACACGTTCCACACCGTCACCATCATCAACAGCAGTGCGAGTGCCGCGAGGCCGAAGTTCACCCAGGCGTGGATCACGTCGGGCACCTGGTAGGTGGCGGGAGTGAAGACTGGGGATGCGAATACGGCGCTGATGAGGGCGACCGTGAGAGTGGCGCTGAGGGTGTCTGCGCTACGCTTGAAGGCCGTGTCACCCATGAGGACGACGGTAGCAACCATGAAGGCCGCGGACGCGACGAGGGCCGCAGCGAACGCGATGATAAGCGGCTCAGTCATTGGCGTATCCTTCCGCGAGTCGGGCGGCTAGGAACTCGACACCTGCGGGGCGTTCCTGCACATGGTTCGGGGGTGCGTCGGCATGGGTTTCAGCGTCGGCGGTGTCGGCTTCTGCGCGGGCTGCGGCGAACTCTTCTAGTCGCTGCTGGCGGCGCGCGCGGGACTTCTGGCGCTGCTTCTCGCTCGTCGTCGGTGTGGGCCACTCGAATGCCCGCGTGAGGTCATTTTCCAAGAGGCTCGCGTCCGTGATGTCGGTGGGACGCAGGAGGATTGCGAGTAGCAGGACGAAGCCCACAACGATCGCTGCTGTCACGGTGTTTGCTGTAACAGCGCGTTCGGCGATCACGTTGAGGGGGTGAGTGATCGTGATGTCGCTGATCGCGATCGTCTCCCCCGACGTGAGGTGCGCTGTGCCTCCCGAGTAGGAGGAGATGAAAACGGTGCCGTTCTCCCACAGGACGGCGGGCATGTTGACCTTCGTCAGCCAGCCCGTGAACACCTTACCTAGGACGGCTTCCTGCCGTGCTACAGCCCAGGCTGCGGGGCCGATCAGGCCCACGTAAGCCAGGCCCGCGAGAACGGCGGACCAGATGAGCGCGTTGACGCTCATGGCCGCAGCGTAGAAGCGGCGTCGGCGCATGTTTTCTGCGGCCTTACGCTCTCCAATGCTCATGGCTTTCCTTTCGTTGCTTTCTGGGGCATAAGTAACGGGCACGTCGCTATCTTCTCGACAGGGACATGCCCGTTCACGCTCTCGGACTAGGACTCGAACCTGCAACGTTTCTGATGTGCCCGATTTACAGTCGGGTGCCTTCACCAATTCGGCTCACTGACCCCTGGTAGGTATTTAGTTGTTGGAGTTCCGGTGACAGGGCTCGAACCTGCAACCTTGGGATTAGAAGTCCCCCGCTCTGTCCGTTGAGCTACACCGGATCGGAGTAGTCCTACCGAGAGTCGAACTCGGGTCTCCAGAGTGAAAATCTGGCGGGCTGACCGCTACCCCATAGGACCATGTATTCAGTTGGCGGCGGGACAGGGATTCGAACCCTGGGCACCTGTCGGTGCGACTGTTTTCAAGACAGCTCCGTTAGTCCACTCCGGCACCCCGCCATGTTCAGTTTTCCACTGCGTGCCCCCAGCAGGACTCGAACCTGCGACCCTCGGATTAAAAGTCCGCAGCTCTAACCAACTGAGCTATAGGGGCGTTGGTGGGGCCTCACCGTATGGTGGGAGTGTTGGGTGAGGCCCCTGGGTGGGTGGCTACTCCCAGGGCCAGGACTGGCCAATTCCACGCTCGAGGAGCGGGATCATCTGGAAGCCCTTGTCGGAGAGCCCGCCGAAGGTCCAGCGGCCCTCGCGGGCTTCCATCTGGGCCGTCCTGTAGCCCGCGAGGTTCCACGTGAATACGGGAACGCCGGGGGCATAGTTGTCCAGCGTGCTATCTACAGATCCGCCCGCGTACTGCTCATCCGTCAGGATGACGATACGGTCGTACTGGCGACCGCCCTCGTGGGCCCAACGGATAGCTTCGGGCGTGTAGGTACCACCTCGAGGAGTGGGCATCTGGTCCACGGCGCGGAGCAGGTCCGCGCTGTTGATGTTCACGTCTTCCATGTGGTTGTCGAACGCGACCACGCGGACGTTCTCGCCACGAAGTGCGAGTGCCGACGCGAACACGTTAGCCGTGTCCTGGCAGCTCAGCGACGACTTCGCCGACAGAGGGGCGCTCATCGAGTAGGAGCGGTCCAGGAGGACCAGCGTGCGCCCCTTGAGGGCGGGCACGTTCTCAAGCGAAGCGTTCGCTGCGTCCTGGAGGGCGGCGGCGAAGGCCAGCGGCGCGTTCTTGTACGCCGCATAGAAGCTGACGGGCATGGTGCGAGACTTCGCAGCCTCTTCCATGTCGCTCAGGCGCTCATTGATCGTGGCGACCAGAGAACGAGACGCGCCTGATGCCTCAATGCGTCGGAGATTCATGCGCAGGGCCATGTAGCCCATGTTGGGAACGAGGGTTTCCCACACGTCGGCGGGGATCGTTCCGATTGCGCCTGCGATCACCTCGTGAGTGAGCGCAGTCTTTCGGATGGTGTCCTGCGCGTCCGGGCCGGTGAGGGCGCTGATCTGCGCGTCACGGTCCATGGCGAGGAACTGGCGGCGGGCGCGGATGACGGGCAGTTGCTTGTCGTCGCCCTTCTTGCCGTAGCCCTCGTCGAGCACGAGCTTGATAAGCGCTTCCTGTGTCTTGCCCTTCGGCTTGGGGTGCGTCAGGTTGACAACATCCCGAAGGCTGACGCTACCCGAGTTCATGCGGCCCGCCCACTTGAGGTAGGACCGCTCGGACAGTCGGGCACGCAGTGCGTCGGCAACGCCACGGCGCACGCATGACGGGATGTTGCGCCCGTACAGGCTCATCCACCCGGCGATCGTGTCGGATGCCTCGTCGAGGCGACCGATGGCCGCTTCGATAATCTGACGGTTCATGCCGGTCAGGCCAGCGTCCAGGCGCGCCTTAACGACGGTCATGGCGACAACACCGGGGATCGAGCGGAGTCCGACTTCCTGGCGGAGCCAGCGGACCATGCCGAGCGCCCACTCGGGGCTGTTGACGATCTCGGGGTCCGTGGCGAGGGTCTGGATACGGTTGACGCGCTCATCGGCGGTCTCGTAGAACGTGTCCTCGTTGAGGGAGGTTACGGCTGCGAGGAACAGCTCACCCTTGGGGGTGCGCTGCCATCCTGCGCCGCCTTCTGCTGTGAAGGCCTGGCCGGTGGTGGCGATGGGCGTTGCCGCCGTGTTGCGGGGCTTCGTGTTTCGCGTGTTCATGCGCGCCATGGGCTTCTCCTTCTGGGTCGTGTTTGGGTAAAAGTGGGGGACGCGAGAGAAAAAGTTGAAACGAGTGTAGTTTCGATCCAATTGAAGTAACTCGTCTCAGGCGCTTCTCGCGTCCTGCGGAAAGAGCGGGATTCGAACCCGCGAAACAGATTCCTCTGTTTACCTCCTTAGCAGGGAGGCCCCTTCAGCCGCTCGGGCACCTTTCCGGGGTGCTCCCCTGATCCAGGGCGGTTCAGGGGAGCTATTAAATTGTGTGTTGTTTGTGATGGGTTCAGTATAGGCCCGCGTGTTTTGTGTGCGCAACCTAGAAACTGGTTAAGTAGATCACATGTATGTGTGGGTTGTGTGCCGCCGTCACATGTAGAGCATCTGCATAAACGACGCGACCCACCTAACCAGCGTTCCACTGATGAGAAGACCACCCAACGCCGCAACCAGCCCGGCAGTGGTGAACACGTTCCCCCACGTCGCCCAACGGCCTCGAGGTGGAGCTCCTAGCTCTTTCACGCCCGCACGGCTTTGCGACTCGTGATGCACAGTCAGGGAACCAGCTGTCGCGAACTTAAGGAGAGAGAACAGTGGGAAGGCAAGGTCGATCAGGAACGCGAGGACGATGACGAGGGCATACAGGAACAGGACGATGCCAATGGCGGCTGCGCCGGTGCTGAACCAGTCCGACATCTTGCGGTCTTGTTCGAGCTGTCGCTGGGCGACGATCTGGTCAACGTTGTCTTTCTGCGTGGTGTTCAGGTTCGTGTAGTTCGCGAACTTGATGGTGTCTTTCGCGAAGGCGAGCTTGTCGGCTTCGGAGAGCTGGTGGTTTTGGCCGACGGTGCGAGGTGGCATACCGGGAAGGTCGAGGTCGCTGATGATGCCGGTGTCGGTTGTGGCGACTGCGCCGCTTTGGCTGCTATCTCCTGTGGAGACGCTGGTGGCCGCATCGTCGATGGTGGGAAGGTCTTGGAGTTTCTTGCCGTCGGTGCGGGAGAACTTCAGGATTGGGCCGATACCGCCGGGATATTGGGAGCGGTCGAGGACAGTGAGCGGTCGCCCGGAGTCGATCGTGTGGACGGTGTTGCCTTCCACGTAATCGCCGGCGATCCAGTGTCGTCCGCTGCTATCGGTTTGGACCATGAAGATGACGAAGTAACCGTCGTTCATGGCTTGGCGCACGTCGTCTTCGGTGAACTTGTTGGACCCGAGGCCCGCGCCGCTTATATCTCCTGCGACTTCGACAGTGAGCTGCCCACCTGTCATATTGGAGACACCCTGCGCGAAACCTTCGGAGTTATTCTGATACAGCCAGCCCTCATTATCAAAGGGGCTGTCCTTACCTGCCTGCATCAGTTTGATGGCTTCGGCTCGCATGTCGTTGACGGTGTAGGAGCCGCGGGCTTTGACTCCCGCTCTCAGTTCCATGAATGCGAAGGCGAAGTTGCCGCACGCCGCCTCGCCCATGGTTGCCCCGGCGTTGGTAATCATGCCGCGCTCTTCGTTGGGGTCGTACCCGAAGTCGCTGTCGGCGCACCACTGGCACCAGGTGGAGGGTTTGTCCTTGAGGTTGTAGTGGCCTTCACTGTCTGTGAATGCGCTCGCGGGGTGCGCGAAGAACGTGAGGATGAGCGCGAGGAGGAAAGCGAAGGCGACGGAACCCCGCCACACTCGATGGAGGCGGCGAGACGCACGGACTGATGTCATCACTGATTCTTTCTGTATGACTTGACGAGTGGGGTCTTGGCAACGGAGAGATAGATTCTCTCATAATCACGACACCCTTCCTCGACTGCCGGTAGTGGCTGCTCATGGTAGGCTGCGCCGGCCCATTCTCGGCTGAGGATTGCGTACGTTGCTTCGACTTCCTCTTGGTCGAGCGGCTTGTTGAAGGGCGGGGTTGTGCGGATGATGGTGGATGCTTCGGCTGCTGCGCTTAGGAGCATCCCGTAGGTGTTTCGGCGCGCTTTTGAGGGGTAGAGCGTGACACCGGGCCGGTCGGTGTGTGCTCGGCTGAGGTGCAGGTGCTCGGCCTCGAGGTAGCTGTGGGCGAGGTTGAGCGCTGCCTGCATCCGATCGGCGTATCCGGCGAGGGTGAGGATGATATCGCCGGTTGGGGTGCTGGCGGCCACGCCTGCGACGCTGAGGGCCTGGCACATGTCCAGGATGCCTCGTGCTTGCACTGGGCCGCGCGTACGGTTCACTGGGACCGTGATCTGCTGGCGAGTCATGGTTTCGTCGAAGGTGGCGGCAGCTGCTTCGAGGATAGCGTAGACTTCCGCCGCCCATTCGAGTCGGCTGCGCGCTTCATGGGTGTGTACCTGGCGGACGTTGTGTCGCGCGATGGCGCTGCGAGGAGTGTTCATGGTGGCCTAGTTTGCCCGTTGGGCCATCTTGGCTGCGTCGGCCTTGATGAGGTTTCTGTAGTGCGCGACGTAGCTGTAGTAGGTGCTGTAGGGGTCATTGCGTCGCGTTTCGGGGTGCGTGCTGCGCGATGGCACGTACAGGGGGAGCGCGTCAGCACACACGTCCAATCTGCCGTTGCAGGCGGCTCGATACCCCTCAGCGAACACTCCCCATAAGGAGGGGCCGGAGCTCCAGACTCTCTGTCGGACAAGAGCATCGACGATAAAGTACACGCCGACGAGGCCCAACTTGCTGTAGTTCTTAAGTGCGTTCTTGACGAGCATCGAGCGGCCCATCGTGTATGCGGGGTCGCCATGGGTTTCGTGTGCTACGAGGTCACCGTTCGTATAGGTGAAGGAGCCGACGTTTTCGAGGTAGAACTCGAGACGTGCACCGCCTCGGGTGAGGGCATACGCTACGCCCTGGATGTCGCGCTCGAGGCAGAAGGGGTTGGTGGCTGCGTCGTCTACTGCTCGGGCGAGCGTTCGTAGCGTGTCCTGCGTGGGTGTCGTTCCGGTTCCGTCGAATAGGGGGATGCAGTCCTTGGGGAGGGAGACGAGGAAGTAGTTGGAACTGTCGATGCTGGCTTCGAGGGTTGGCTTGTGCGCTAGGGAGCCTTCCTGTGTGCGGTAACACGTGCGCAGGGTGCACTCGGTGTCGGTGTCTGGGCGCGTGAGGGTCCAGTAGTCGGGTCGTGTGGGTCCGGCTGCGCCAAATGGGCCAGAGGCGCGCGTATCGAGGCGGGTGAGCGTGTAGGCGTTGGCGTAGTTGACGGCCTCGCGGAGGGCTTGGATGTCCCACGCCGCGGCCTGGGGGTCGATACCCCGGTCGGTGATCTCGTAGTCGTCGAGAACCTGCGCGAGCGTCTTGCTGCCCTGGTCTGTCTTGATGACGGTGCGGGGCGTGATGGCTAGGTCGTCGCGGGCGAACAGGTTGATGGCTCGTTTCCCGTCGTAGGCGCAGTACTCGTAGCCTGCCGGGTCGTAGGGCGTCTCGTGTAGGCCTGGGGCGCGTCGCGCTGCCATATCGCGTAGGGCTTGGGCGCGCTCGACGTCCTGTGCGGTAGCCGTGAGGACCGTGTTGTCCTCCTGGTAGAGGGTGAATCCTGGCCTTTGAAAGTAGACCCATGTCCATGGCTTAGTCATTCGACTGTATCCTCCGTTGCTTCCTCATCCTCTAGGGCTTCGAGGTCTTCTTGCGCCTGCTTCTGCTGCTTCCAGAACGGGTTACGTACAGGCTTGTACTTCCTGAGCGCCTTGCCGGTCTCCTCCTCAGCCTTAAGGATGACCTTCGCGAGCTTGATGCAGACGCGGAACATCGTCTGATCGTTGTCGGGGACTTTCTCGAACTCTTCCTTGGTCATACCGATCTTGGCGTTGAAGCCAGCGAGGATGTGCACGAGGCCGTGGCAGCGCTGGCAGAGCGTCACGAAGTTGCTCATCGCGTCGGAGCCGCCCACGTAGACGCTGGTCTTGTGGTGGGCCTCGAGCTGGCCGAGGTGGACCATGGACGTGATGCCCTTGCCGTAGCCACAGGCCTGGCAGGTGAACTCGTCGCGCGCGAGGATCGCTGTGCGTAGTTCCTTGGAGAGGGGCTTGCGGTCCTTCGTGTCCTGGACGGTGTTCTCATCGACTTCGCCGAACATGTCCTCGTCGTCGTCGCCGCCCTCGAAGCCGACCTGTTCGGCGGCGTTTTCAGGGATGGGGTCGCCGCCGTAGTTGTCGTCGTCGATGTCGGTGTCGTCGGTGTCGGCTTCCTTGTTGAGGATGTCGCGGACTTCACGGAGTTCGTCGCCCATTTCGAGGAGGTTCTTGACTTCCTCGTCGCTGAGGGGCGCGTCTTCCGTGGCGTCGGTTGCAAGGTCGCTCGCTTCGTCAACGCTGGAGATCTTCCGGTCGTCGTCGCCTGCCGTCGGGTTCGATTCAGCCTTTCGGAGCTTTTCGAGTGCCTTGTAGGAGCGCGTGAGGTCTTTCTTGCCCGACAGGAAGCCCTCCGTCACCTCGGGGTACTCGGCGAGCATGACTTCCTTGAGGCGCATGGAGTCGCCTGCGTCGAGGTTGAGGAGCCAGTCGAGCATGGATGGGGTGAGGCTGTAGGACTCTTCCATCACCTTCTGCATCGACCATTTCTCAGACCACGTGTGCTTCTGTGTGCGGTTGAGAACCAGGTGCATGAGGTTGGCGAGGTCGCGCCCAACCTCGTGGTCGTGGAACGTGATGATGACGGCGGGGATCTCGTCTTGGTTGTTCTTGAGGGATGCGAAGATGCGTCGCCACCCGTCGAGGACTCGGTAGCGTGGGCCCGCGTAGCCGAGTTCGTCGGCTTCCGCGCCGGTGGTGATGTTGTTGTCGGCGAGGAAGTCGGCGTACTCAGCGAGTGGCGTCACGACAATGGGGACAATGACCTTCATTTCACGGACGACATTGAAGAGTCCGCTGTAGGTGTCGGCTCGGTAGTCCTTGATTGGCTTGGTGCCGACTACCTGGTGGGGGCTGATATGGGTGTAGTGGACGGAATACGTGTCGCTCTTGACGGTCACCACGTCGTTGACGCTGCTGATCGCTTCGACCGCGGCACTATCGAGGCTATCCGTGTCGATGTCGATGCGGAAGGGAGCGGCATCGGTGTCGGCGCTTGTTTCGTCGTCAGCGCCCTCGTCGAGGTCCGTATCGTCCTCGGGCGTTTCGTCGCCGTCGTCCACGGCATCCTCGTCGGCCTCGTCGCTGTCGTCTCGTAGTGGGGCGAGCGCGAAGGTGGTGACGGGAGCCGAGGTTACATCGCCCTCGTCTTCATCATCGTCTTTTTCATCGTCCTCATCATCCTCGTATTCGTCGTAGTCGTCGTAGTCGTCCTCATCCTCGTCGGGGGTCTCGAGGTCGGCTTCGTCGAGGTCGTCAGGGTCGATGGTGTCATTGTCGAGGTTCAGGACGATGGCGTCTTCCGTCGTCTCGCCGAGGTCTTCGATGTCGTTGAGTGAGTCGTTCATGGGGGTGATCCGTTCGATGGGAGGTGGGAGCTTAGAGGATGGTTTCAGGCTGGGGATCGTCCTCGAGGCCGAAGGCTGCGAGGTATGCCTTATCGGCGGAGCGTTGCGCCTTGTACGTGTCCATGAGGGAGTCGAGGGCGCTTTGTGCTTGCTGGAGGAAGGTGTCGGCGGTGACGATGAGCGCTTCGAGGTGGTCGCGCTGCTCCTGGTACTCGAGCTCGGTGAGGATGATGCCGTCAACGGGGGTCTCAGTGACAGTCCCGTCGGGGTGTGTGACTTGTTCGATGAAGCGGCGCACAGCGCCTCCCTTCCTGCGGGTGCCATAACCGGGGCTTTTGCCCGAGTTTCTTTACTTGCTATTGTGTATTATAGGTCAGTAACGCATAGAGAAAAGGGAAAGGAGGGTCGCGTGGCGCTTGAAGCAGTCAAGGTCGCCCTGGACCCGTCCCCCACGCAGGAGCGCCTGTTGCTGTCTCATGCTGGTGGGGCTAGGTTCGCGTTCAACGCTGGTTTGGCCCACGTGAAAGAGGCCATTGAGGCTGGGGAGAAGCCCGAGTGGTCTTTTTACTCTCTGCGTAAGTGGTGGAACGCCAACAAGGACACGCTCGCCGTGAATATGGACGGTGCCTCGTGGTGGGCCGAGAACTCCAAGGAGGCATACAGTAGTGGCCTCGAAGCACTAGCGAAGGGCTTGTCGAACTGGGCGAAGTCCCGCAAGGGCGTGCGGAAGGGCCGCCGCGTCGGCTTCCCGAAGTTCAAGTCGAAGGATAAGGCGGTCCCCAAGTTTACATATAGGACTGGTAGTTTTGGCCTCGTTCAGGGTGGCCGTGACCCGAAGGCTCTGAAACTGCCGCGTATTGGCCGCGTTCACTGCATGGAGAACGTGGCCGAGCGCGTGGGCGGGGCGCGTGTGCTGCGCATGACTGTCTCGAAGCGGGCGGGCCGCTGGTACGCAGCGTTGACCGTCGAACGTGACGACAAGCCGATGACGAAGCCGCCGAAGGGCGGGGCGGTCGGCATTGATCTAGGCGTGAAAACCCTCGCCACGCTCTCGGACGGCACCGTCATCGAGAACCCGCGCTGCCTCGCGGCCAGCGAACGGCGGGTGAGGAGAGCGCAGACAGCACAGAGCAGCA